GAAATCACTTAATCAAGGAGAACAGCATGGACAAATTCATGATGATGCCAAAGGGCTTTATGGGCATCCCAATGGAGGAAGAATTCATTAGCACAGCTGAGAACAAGAAAAACACCCAGATCGTCATTGATGACTGGATGCTCGGCCCAGAGAATCCAAGCAATGAGCCAACAGCTAACAAGACCTACTGGATGGCGCTTGGCAAGGCCATGCAAGTCGACGAGAAAGAAGCTCGTCGTCGTCGCTGCTCGAACTGCGAGTACTACGACAACAGCACCATGACACAGGCAAAAATGGAACGCATTCCCCGAAATGAGTGGGACATCGATGCTGGTTTCCGTGGTTACTGCCACAAATTCGACTTCATTTGCCACGATCTGCGCTCATGTCAGGCATGGGAAGAACGTGAATTTGAAATGGAAGATTGACCAAATGCCAAAATGTGGGAAAATAAAGGCGCTGAGTCTATCGGGCCACCAGCAGCTCACCCTTAACAGGAGTTGCACATGATTGGTATCGATTGGCTCAAAGAGAACCTGCAAAGGGTTTTCATGTTGCCTACGCCAGTCGTGGAATGGCTCGTCATGGTCTACGATGCCATTCAGGTGTTTGACGATATTGCTGATGGCGATACAGTTGAGCGCAAAGACCTGAATGCGACCATCTGGAACACACTGGTGGGAATGCACCAGAATCAATTTTTTATCACAAACAGTCATCATCTTGTGCCATTGCTGGCAACAGCAATCATGAAGTGGCAAGCCTCAGACCATGCAGAACGTGAAGGTGATGCAGATGCCAAATCATTCGTCTGGCGTGCAGGCTACTACGACCTGATTTTGATGGCCGTCTCACTCACGCATGGCCCAGGCTTTGCCACAAAGAATGCTCATCTGGTCATGGAGTTATATGGCGAGAAATTTGAAGACTACATGAAGGAGTTCGGCAATGCCTGATCCAGTCACAGCCCTAGTTGTTGGTGGAAGCCAACTTATCGGAAGTTCAATGCAGGCCAGCGCTGCTGGTGATGCAGCAGCCATTCAATCTGGTGCAGCAGAAGCAGGAATTGCAGAACAACGCAGGCAATTTGATGCCATGCGTGAATTGCTCAAGCCTTACACCGAAGTCGGAGTTCCTGCTCTTGAAGGATTGCAACCATATGCACAGGCAGGAGCGCCAGCACTTGAACAACAGCAGGCTTTGCTTGGACTGCGTGGCCCAGAGGCGCAACGCGCGGCCATTGCAGGCATTGAAGGTGGTGCTGGATACCAAGCACAAGTTCAAGCTGGCGAGGAAGCATTGCTTCAGCGTGCATCGGCTACTGGTGGCCTGCGTGGTGGCAACATCCAAGCCGCACTTGGCCAATTCAGACCACAAATGTTGCAACAAGAGATTGAAAGGCAGTATGGTCGATTGGGTGGCTTGGCCGACATTGGCCGTGTCACACAGCAGAACTTGGCTCAGATCGGTCAGTCCTCAGCAGCTGGAACTGGCTCGGCAGGATTACAAACAGGCACCAATGTGGCCAACTTGCTGTCTCAGCAAGGCGCAGCCCTAGCTGGTGGAGAACTTGGCGAGGCCAAAGCCTATGGCCAACTATTCAATTTACCAGCCCAGTTCTTGGGTATGCAAATGGGTGCAGGAAAATCTGGAAATTTATTCAGCGATATTCGTCTGAAAAAGAACATCAAGAAAATCAGCACACGACCTGATGGATTGAACGTCTACGAGTTTGATTACATCTGGGGCGGTGGTCGTCAAGTTGGCCTGATGGCACAAGAAGTGCAAGGCGTGTATCCAGACGCTGTGTCTGAATCTGGTGGCTATTTAATGGTCAACTACAGCAAGGTCTGAGGAAAACAACATGGCAATTAATCCATTCCAAGCACCTATCAACTACGCAGTCGATGTGCAAAGCCCATTCGAGGCCGTACTTAGTGGCTTCAAAATTGGCCAAGCTGGTGCGGAAGCACAAGCAAAATCACAGGCACTTGAGCAAGCAAGAACAGCGCAAGCAGAACTTACAACTTTGTTTGCCAACCCAAAAGCAACAGCCACAGACTTTGCTCGTGTTTCTGCAATGCTTCCAAAAGATCAGGCAGATAGCGTGCGCAAATCGTTTGAGCTAATGTCATCATCTCAACAGCAAAACCGCCTACAACAATCTGGCCAAGTTTATGCAGCTTTGAAATCTGGCCAACCTGACATTGCAAAAAACCTGCTCAAAGAACAGGCAGATGCATTTCGCAATTCAGGCCGTGAGCAAGAAGCCAAGGCAACAGAAACCTATCTGCAACTGATTGACATGAATCCAACTGGCTCACAAGCCACCATTGGATTGATGATGGCCACACTGCCTGGTGGCAAAGAACTGCTTGAGAATGTCGATAAAACACTTTCGACAGGCAGAGAAGAAGCCAAAGCGCCAGCTGCATTGCTTGAGGCAAGAGCAAAGGCTGACAAGGCCGTGGCAGATGCCACCACAGCTCAGGCCACCGCCACCAACGCAGCAGAAAAAGCAGCCGCTGATGCAGCAAAAGCAACGGCAGACGCACAAAAAGCGCAAGTCGATGCCAAGTTTGCAGAGCAGATCACACTGGCAGACCTTAAAAAGAAAGCCGCTGACCTTGGTCTGACAAATGCGCAAACTGGATCGGCATTGGCACAAACCAAGAAACTGGGTCTGGAAAGTCAAAAAGCCGCACTTGAGTTGGAAGCACTCAAATCCACTGGTGGAATGGACCCAACCAAAACATTTGAGCAGGAAGAAAAACTGCGCAAGGAATACCAAGGCCGTACCAAGGTGTATGGCGAACTTGGAACCACATATAGCAACATCAAGTCTTCGGCAGAGGCCAAGAACGGTCCAGGCGACATTGCACTGATCACCGGATTCATGAAAATGCTCGATCCAGGCTCAGTGGTGCGTGAGACAGAATTTGCAACAGCACGCGACACCGCAGGCCTGTACGAAAGACTGCTTAACACATCACAGAAACTGCAAAGCGGTCAGCTCTTTGCGCTTGATTCAAAACAGCGCCAAGAGTATGTCAATCTGGCCAAGCAATACCTTGACTCAGCCCAGAAAAAAGCTGGCGAAGACAAAAAGGCGCTTGGCGTGGTGGTCAAGAACTACCGACTCAACCCAGATAACGTGTTCGGGCCAGAGACAGCGGCAGCGCCAGCTGCACCAGCAGCAAATAGCGTGACAGTTGGTGGCCAGACTTACACTCGTCCTGCAAACTTCACTGATGCTCAGTGGAGCGCATACAAGCAATCTGTGGGGGCGCAATGAGTCCAGAAGAATGGTTGGCATCACAGACTGGTCAGGCTGCGCCAGCAACGCCTGCACCAGCACCTACGGCCACAGCACCTGCTGCGGCTCCAATGTCTCCTGAGCAATGGGCGGCATCACAACCAAAGCCAATGGGCTTTTTTGAGGGCTTGGTTGAGTCGGTTACTGGCCGAGCTCGCGCAACGCCTGAGACCCAAGCATTGCCTGAGTGGACAAGCATGCCAGAGCTAAATCAAATGAGCGTGGCATCGTTTAAGACAGCTCTTGGCACGCTCCTGAGCAACCCCAAGGAAACGGTGCAAATTCTGCAAGCCAACTTCCCTGGTGTTCAGATTCGACAAGATGCCAAGGGTAACTACCTGATGCGCTCGTCGATCGACCAAAAAGAATATGCCATTCCACCAGGCTTCACGATGGGTGACATTCCACGCGCAGCTGGCGCTGTTGCGGCCTTCACGCCAGCAGGCCGAGCCATGACCATCCCTGGTGCGATCGTGGCCGGTGGCGCAACCCAAGCAGTCATCGAAGCAACTCAAGCTGGCACTGGTGGCAAGTTCGACACTGGAGAAGTGGTCACAGCAGCCGCAACAGGCCCAGCAGGACAGATTTTGCAACGTGTGGCACCTCCGGTTGTCCAAGCTGTCAAAAAGGGCGTACAGCGCGTCACAGGCAAAGCACCAGCACCTGCGCCAGCAGCAGGCGCACCAGGCGCTCCTATGGGCACAGCAATGGCCCCAGAAGCACCTCCAGCAGCGCCAGTGGCCTCAGCAATGCCAGAAGTGGCACCAGTCGCACCAGAGATTCCAGTCGCACCGGCAGCACCAGTTGCACCGGCAGTTGCACCAATCTTCGCAGAAGTGACAGAGGAAGAAGTTGGAAATCTGGTCAAAAAGGCATCCGGCACAGGCTTTGGCTCGGCTGGCGCACGCGACCGTTTGGCCGATCTTGCGCAGGTTAACGTGGCGGCCAAAGATGCAGCCGACAGACTTGGCATCCAATTGCCTGCCGATGTGTTCAGCGACAACCCACAAGTCCGCGCAGCCGCAGGCCTGACAAGATCAGCCGCAGGCAGTGAGGCCGAGGCCGCATGGCGCAACACCGTCACGCAAGCCGTGGACAAGGCCGACGATGTGATCAAGCAATTCGATGCCACATTCGTCGAAGGTGCAGTTGCGCCTGGCGTAGTGTCGCAAAAGATCAAGGATTCGCTGACCAAAACACGTTCAGACCTTAATGCTCAGGCAAGCAAGGTCTACAACGCAGTCGACGAAGTGGTGCCAAAAACATCGGTGGTCGACCTGCCAAAGCTCAAGGAAACCCTCGACACTGTCAAGGCTGAGGTGGGCGAAAAAGGCATGTCGGCAGCCGAGCGCAATCTGGCCAAGATGATCGAGGAAGGCAACATTACGTATGGCCGACTAAAACGCGAGAAAACCCTGATTGGCAACGCCATCAACAAAATGGAATCACCATACGGCAGCATGGCAGAGGCAGACCTCAAGCGCCTATATGCGGCACTGGCTGACGATCAACTGACAAACGTTGGCAACATCGGTGGCGAGGAATTGCGCCAGCAACTGCGTGCTGCCAATCTGCTGTATGCAAAAGAGCGTGCACTGGGCAATCGCATCGTAAATGCATTTGGCCAAGACATCGAGGGTAGCGTGGCCAACAAGATGCGCACTGCCATCACTGGCGCGGCCAAGGGCGATGCAGGCGAGTTCAATCGCCTACTAAAAACCGTCCCAGAAGACCTAAGAAAAGAGACGATTGCCACAGCTCTGGCATCTGTCACGCGCTCGGCCAGAGGTGCTGAAAAAGGTGGATTCGGATTCTCCGAGTTTGCAGACATATACCCCAAACTGCGTGCCAACCCACCAGTCTACAAAACCATTGTTGACACGCTGGGCAAAGACTCGGCAGACGTTCTGCGTGATCTTTTCGAGGTATCCAAGCGCGTTACTGAAGCCAGAGCCAATGTCCTGACCACCGGCAAGGCAAACCAGGCATTGCTTCAAGGCATGCAGGCCGAAAGCCTGATTGGTAAGGTCATGGAGAGCACGCTGGCCAAGGGCGTGGTGACTGGTGCAGCCGCAATGGGTGGCCCTATCGCAGCTGCAGCCACATCAGTTGTCACCAGCGCCATGACCCAAGGAAACAAGGATGCACTCAAAGCAGCAGGAAAGCTGTTTGCTGATGAGGGATTCCAGAAACTTGCCATCGAAGCTGCGACCAAGGGAACACCAAGCGCAGCTAGTATTCGTCGCACAGCCATGTCACAATCCTTCCAGAAATTTGCAGACGCAGCTAAACTGCCAAAAGCATTGGATGCAAGGATTGAGTGGTTGCAAACAGCAACCCAAGCCGAGCGACAATTCGACCAGGAGAACCAATAAATGTCCACGATTGAAGTCAAACCACCATATCCAGCATTTGCTGGCGCTGACGGTCAGCCGTTGGAGAATGGTTACATCTGGATTGGGACGGTCAATCTGTCTCCACAGACAAATCCGATCAGCGTCTATTGGGATGATGCCCAGACAATCCTTGCACCTCAGCCAATTCGCACCCTCAACGGCTATCCATCGCGCAATGGCACGCCTGCACGTTTTTACGTGACAGACGACTACAGCATCCAAGTTCTGGACTCCAAAGGCAGCGTGGTCTATACATCGCTGAATGGAAATGCTTTCCCAGGTTCAGCTGGCAATCTCTATGTCAACGCCACAGGCACAGGATCACAAACCATTTTTGCCGTTCCTTTTGTGCCAAGTCTGATTTTTATCAATGGCGTTTACCAAAACCAGAACACATATACCCTTGCCGGTGGGAATGTCACATTCTCAGAAGCGCCACCATTAACCTCGATTATTGAGTTCCTGATTTAAGGAGAGCAGCATGTTAAAGACAGTCACTAATTCCATTAAC